TACGAGGATTTCCATATAGAGAATAAGAAGGGAGATCTTATTGTATTCTCTGCAGATGTACCACACTGGGTTCCTCCTCATGATACAGATGGTATTCGTGTGTCTATAGCGTTTGATGTTAGTGCAGGTAACGGAGTGGGAGATGTTCGCATGTTAAGACCAGTAAAGTGATATACATAATATATTACTCAAACTATGCTTGATGCCTACCGTTACAAAGTTTAAGGACTTTTCTCTTTCTTTCACAAGAAATAAGATCACGAATGATCTACTTGTGAAGAAGGAGAATGCTGCTATTAAGCAAGCGGTATTAAATATCCTTCTTACAGAGAAGGGAGAAAGATTATATAATAGTGAATTTGGATCTGATGTCCGTAGCTATTTGTTTGAACCATTAGACTATGCTACGGCAGGTCTTGTTCAGACTGCGGTAGAAGATTGTTTAGTCGAATATGAGCCTAGGGTTAATATACTTGAACTTAGTGTAATGCCTGATTTTGATAATAATGGATTTGAAGTGCATCTAGCTTTCTCTATTACAGGTAGGGATGATCTTCCACCTCAAGATATTGAGTTCTTCCTTAATCGTACCCGATAATGCCTTATACTCAAGTTGCTAATTTAGACTTTGCGGATATTAAGGCCGCACTTAAAGATTACATGAGAGCACAGTCAGATTTTACTGACTATGACTTTGAAGGGTCTGCTATAACTACGTTTTTAGATGTTTTAGCATACAACACTTATTATACAGCATTTAACACCAATATGGTGGTAAATGAAATGTTTCTTGACTCCGCTACTCTAAGAGACAATGTTGTAAGCTTAGCAAAGCAAATTGGATATAGACCTAGATCAGCAACTGCTCCAAAAGCGACTGTTGATTTTACAGTTGATTATCAGGGTGGTGGTACTCCTCCTGATACACTTGTACTAAAGCAAGGAACAGGATTTGTTACTAATTTTGATGATACTCTATATCAATATGTCGTAATTGAAGATCAGGAAGCTCCTCTTGTTAATAATACAGCAACATATGAGGGAATCGATATATTTCAAGGTACTTTATTAACTCAATCTTACATAGTTAACACTTCTCTTAAGAATCAGCGTTTTATTATTAATAATACTGGTACAGATGTATCAACGATTCGTGTAAAGGTGTATAAACAGGCAGGAGATACATCTTTCTTAACATTTGGTAGTGCAGAGAACATTTTAAACCTTGATGGTACATCAGAAGTCTATTTCGTAGAGGAAATAGAAGATGAGAACTATGAGATCTTTTTTGGTGATGGAGTATTTGGTAAAAAGTTAGATAATGGGACTTATGTAGAGATAACATATCTTACTACATCTGCAGATACTACAAATGGAGCAAAAACATTTAATTTCTCTGGATTGATACATGATAAGATTAATCCTAGTAATAGCTTTCCTTATAATACTTCTGTAACCCTCGTAAATGCTGCTACAGGAGGTGCTAACCCAGAATCAGTGTCTTCCATCAAGAAGCAAGCTTCAAAGAGTTTTGCGACTCAGGACAGGGCAGTTACAGCAGATGACTATGTTTCTATTATTAAGAAGGTTTATGCTTCTATATCAGATATCATTACATTTGGTGGGGAAGAAGATAATCCTCCCGAATTTGGAAAAGTAAAGATTGCAATTAAACCAGATAATGCAAATACTATCTCAGCGTATACTAAGAACGAAATAGTCAAAGCTTTAAAGAATTATACAGTTGCTTCTGTTACACCTGTAATTGTTGATCCTTCTATTCTTTTTATTGAGCTCAATTCAACAGTAAGTTTCAAAACTTCCAAAACCACTTTAAGTAAATCAGAAATTCAATCTAAAGTTATTAAGGCAGTTGAAGATTACATTTCTTCTTCTGAGACAGAAAAGTTTAATGGTAAATTCCGTCACAGTAGATTTGCATCAGTTATAGATGGTGCTGATGGTTCTATTAACTCAAACATTACTAATGTAACTCTTAGGAAGGATTTCTATCCTACATTGAATTCTACTTATTATTATGAACTTTGTTTTGTAAATGAGTTTAAAGATTCTTGTGATGCATCAGTAATGAAGTCAACTGGTTTCGTAGTCAGTGAGTATCCTTCCTTCACAGTGTATTTGGAGGATGATACCTTCGGTAAAATAGACCTATATAGACTGAATTCTCTTACTGGTGAGAAAGTATACCTTAAGAAAGGTGTAGGTGATATTAATTACACTCATGGTGAAATTAAATTATATGATCTTACTATTATTAAGGGAAGTTTTACTGATAATAAAATTGAAATTCGTGTAGAACCTGCATCAAGAGATGTAGATGCTGTACGAGAACTATATCTTGATGTTGATATCTCCAAATCCAACTTTAGTGCAGTTCCAGAATGAACGTAAAGTCTAAAAATATCTCGGCACTGATTGAAAGTCAGTTACCTGGATTCATCGTAGAGGACTATGAGTACTTTGTAAAGTTCCTCAAATCTTACTATGCTCATCAAGAGCTTAGTGGTGGTGTTTTAGACATTGTTGGAAATTTAACAAAATATCGTGATATTAATTTTTACAATAAAGAGGTCTTAACAGAGTCCTCGAAAACCGTTGGTATAACTGGGATCTCAGATACTAGTATAAATGTACTATCGACTGAAGGGTTCCCTGAGAGTGGACTTGCTAAGGTTAATGATGAAATCTTCTTTTATGCATCGAAGACATCTAATCAGTTTAATGGTATTGCTAGGGGTGTAAGTGGTAATACTGAACTTGGAAATCTTTATAAGCTCAGTACATATGTTGCTACTGCAGCAGATACACATGCAGAAGATTCTAAGGTAGAAAACATAAGTAATCTCTTCTTGTATGCTCTTATAAAGAGTTTTGAGTCAGAATATCTTGCTGGTATACCTGAGAAGTACTTGCGTGGTGAGATTGATAAGAGAACCCTTATAAAGAACATCTCTTCTTTCTACAGATCAAAGGGTACTAAGCGTTCTATTCAATTTATCTTCAACTCTCTTGTAAGCAGTGAAGATAATGATGTTTATTTTCCAAAAGATAATACACTTAAGTCATCAGAGTCTGATTGGATTAATGTTCATGCTTTAAAGGTAGCTATCGTAAGTGGTAATCCTAAAGATTTAATTGGGAAGGTTATTACTGAGACTGGAGATAACTATGCTTCAGCAGTAGTAGATAACGTAAAGAAATTAGAACCTGTTGATGGTGCTAATGTATGGGAATTGATTCTTGCTCCATCCACAATTAACAATCAGTTCACTGTAGCAAATAAGACTACTCTTAAGAAAGCAATTGATTCTAATGATCAAACAGGAGATATTATAGATGTTGATTCTACTTTTGGATGGGAAAAGGAAGGAAAAATATTTGTAGATGGTGAAGTTATTGAGTATTCTAGTAAAACTATAAGACAGTTTAAGATTAAGTATAGGAAGTTAACTAGAACTCATACTAAAGGACAAACAATTTATAGTGATAATAGGGTTAAAGGAAATAATGTTGAATTTATAGCACTTGGTGTAGTTTATAATCTATCACCTACTACTTCGACACCATATGGTATTGAAGGTGAACCTATAGTAGTAGAAGATTCTGGATTTGATACAATTGATCCTAAAATTAAAAAGAGTGATGGTACTATTAGGTGGTTGCCTAATGATGATGGAACTTACACTCCTTCTTCTGGTGATACCAGAACACAAGCATCTATAGATCATGTTGTACCTGGTATACAAAGAATTTTTGGTGATGATAACAATTATTATATTTGTACTAGTGGTGTACCTGTTAATAGAACAATATTCTATAACCAGACAATACCTGCTTCTAAGACAGTTGTTGAACAATCTTTCTTAAGGACTATTAGAAAGACCCCTATTACAACTACTGAAGTATATAAGACTCCAAGAAAAGATTTTGGTATTTTATTAGATGGTTCTTTAGTATACACCTATAAGCATCAAGATAGTGTGTTCTATGGTGGACTTACCAAGATTGATGTTACTACACAGGGTGGTGGTTATTCTAGACCTCCTTATGTACTTGTTGATACTGAACCATATAAAGCTACTGCTATATTATCTGGTAGTGTGGTTGAGTCTGTTAGGATAGATGTTGCTGGTTCGTATACTACTGCTCCTATTATTGAAATAGTATCTGGTAGAAACGCTGTATTAACACCAGTGATTACACGAGGAGCAATAACAAGCTTGTTGGTTACTGATCCTGGTGAATATTATTCTGCCCCACCAACTATTAGAATTGTTGATGCTTTGGGGAGAGGTAGATATGCGGAGTATACTGCTAATATATCTGCAACTGGACAGATATCTGAATGTATTAAGGTAAATGGTGGATCTTTCTATAGTGAAGGAAATGTTGTAATAGAAGTCATACCAAGTGGTTCTGGTGCAGTTGCAAGTTCTTCAATATATGAGTGGATTAAAAATAGATTTGAAGTTGAAACAGATATAGACACAGAGTGGGGATTCTCTCATCTCAATGAGAGTGGGTTATATAATTATGGTACTATCTCATATCCACCATCACTTAGAGGAAGTGATACAGGAACTAACCATTCCCCTATTATCGGATTTGCGTATGATGGTAATCCGATATATGGTCCTTACGGATATTCTGATCCTGTAGACTCTTCTACTAGTATTGTGCGGATGCAATCAGGGTATAAGAGGTATGGAACTAGACCAGATGGTCCTTCTCTTGTTACATATCCGCTAGGAACATTCATTCAAGATTATTATTACGCAGATAGATACGGAACTGTAGATAAGAATAACGGAAGGTATTGTGTAACACCAGAATATCCAAATGGAACATACGCATATTTCGCAACATTTGATTCTGTAGGTGATCCAGAATTCCCTTACTTGATTGGTGAGAATTTCTATTCTTTACCACTTGCTGCTAACTATGATCAGAATCAGACACAGAATGACCTCCCATTGGACGCTGTACGCCTCCGTGGGGTCGATACACCTGATAATGGTCGTAAGACTAGGGGAGTTGTTAAAGACGTTTCTTCTGGTAGTTTAGATGCATTTCAAGTATACGACTCATCGAGCAATTTTAAGGTTGGTTCATCTATTGTTTTAGATAATACTGGTACTGGTGGTATAGATGCTGCTGGAACCATTTCTGCTGTTAAAGGAAATAACGTAGAAGAACTTCAAGCTACGGATGCAAAGAGAGTAGCTAAGGTTCAAATTACGGAAAATTGCTATGTGTTTAGTGGAGATACAATAACACAAGCATCATCTGGAGTATCTGGTAAAGTTGTTGGTGATGTTCTTGATGGTAAGATTCTTGTTCTTGAGGATGTTACGGGAACATTTGATTCTAATGGTTTATTCGACTCTACAACATTAAGTATTAATATCATTCTCAATACAAATGCTACATTCACTGCTGGTGCAATTGTAGAGTTGACGAATGGTACTGTTAACAAATCCGATTCTGTAATAGCAACAGGTGAAGTTATAGAAACAACAGAGAAAAGGAATTCTGTTAAGCTTAAGGTAATATCTGGTACGTTTACACAACAAGCAGGATACTTCCTTAGAAGTAATAATTTATTAAACACAGTTGGTGCAGAGATATTATCAACTAAGAGTTTAAGTACAGGTTTAATACCATTTATTGTTAATACAAATATAGCACTAGTTAAAACCACTGGTGATCATGCACTTGGTGTAGGTGATGTTGTATATGTTGAAATAGATCCTGATGATTCTATCTCGACAACAACTTACTATGTTCAATTAGGAGCAACACAAGAGATTGATATCAAGTCACTAACATTATCAACACAGATCGATGATCCTGGATTAGGAAGAGCTGATTTAGTTAATGGTGGTGCTGATTATGCAGCAAACACATATGAAGATGTAGAACTTATATTTGTTGATCAGAATGCTGCTAGAACTGACTTAGGGAAAGTTGGCGACTCAAATAATGCAAAAGCAACTATAGTTGTATCAGATATTGATAGTACAGGACTAGGGTCTGTAACAAATGTTACAATCACTACTAAAGGATCTAGTTACAAGAAGGGTGATGTTCTTACTGTTGAAGATACATCATTAAACAGATCAGGTGCTTCTACTAATACTCAACGTCTACGTTTAGTAGTCGATCATATTGGATTCGCTACTGGTGAGACTGTATTGAAATTAGACTCTATTAGAGGATTAGCAAAAAATGATCTCCTATTAATAGGTGATGAGATTGTTAAGATAAACTCTATATCAGAGTCTACCACTTCAGTAACTGTCACAAGGGCACAGAATAATACTAGTGATATAGATCATTTTGATAATGAGGTTGCTACTCTATATGGATCTAACTATAGATTCACAGTTGGGGATCTTCTTCCTGTTACAGGTACATCATTAGATCCTACAATCATTTCATATGATAATAACAAGTTGATTATAGAACACAATCAAGGATTCTTTGCGAATGGAGATTTTACTCCATATAAGATTACAGATCAAGCTACATTGTTTGATGAGAGTGAACCTAAAAAATTGATTGATATTGATAGTGCTACAGATTATAAGATTGTAACAAAGATATCTTCATCTGTTTCTGGTCCATATGAAATATCACCTAACCTTAAGATACAAGAGTATTATCAATATAGATTTGATTTGAGTCATTATACAAATGGCGAATCTGAGTTTATTATATCTCCTAGTCAGAATGATAATATTATTGCACCTGAAGTAGTTAATATTGGTACTCCTGGTACTACTGGATCTTATTCATATGTTAAGTTTGGATATGGTCCTAGACTTGGTGATGTTCAACTCGATGGTATATTAACTAAGAGAGTACCTAGATCTTATCAAAGGTATTATTATAAGTCTATTGTGAGAACAATGGTAAATGGAACTAAAGAAATAAGGATAGGTCCATCTACAAGCATTGTTGATAATAACAATTATATTGAGCTTATTAACGATCCATTGCAAGGACAGAAGTTAATTTCTGATGCACTTACTTCTTCTACAGAGTCTAGTGGTACAGGAGTTAAGGTATCATTTGTTACAACTGATAGGTTTGTTTATGAGTTAACAGAAAATCCAGAATGGTATGGAACTGGTAATGTTAAATATACTACTAGATCTAAGGGAGCACTAGGTGGTATTGAGGAGGTTGAAGTATCTAATCTTGGTTCTGGTTATAGAAAAGTTCCTGGTGTATTAGGAGCAGAATTAGATAGTAGTAGATCTGCTGATGTTACAGCACAATGGGATCCTGTAGAAAAGAATATTGTTGGCGTTACAATCAACAAAGCTGGATTTAATTATTCTAAACCAAAAGTTGTTGTAGTTGATGGTGATGGATCTGAAGCAAAGTTTAATATTTTAAAAACTGCTGATAATAGAATAGCAAATGTTATTGTAACAAATAAAGGAAAGAACTACACATATAAACCAGAACTTAAAGTCGTTGAAGGTGATATTAGAATATTTGCTTTAGGTTCTTCTATAGGAGCTCCAAAGAATGTACAACTTGAGTTTAATGGGTCTGGAATCTGGGATGATAAGTCATTACTTAGAAAACATAAGGCAAGTGATGTTATCATACTTAATACTACAGATTCTTTCTTAAGTGGAGAGAAGGTAACTTCTGGACTTGCAGAAGGTACTGTTACTAATGGTGGATGGAGAATTGGATCCAATATTCTTAAGGTATCTGTAACTAAAGGTGAGTTTATTATAGGTCAAACTCTTACTGGTAGTACCAGTAATTCAACTGGCACAATAGTTTCTGTTCAGAAGGCAGAGTTTGCTATTGATCTGAGATCTTATTATGATAATCTTGGTACTTACACTTCCGATAAAGGTAAGGTTGGTGTAAGAACTCATAAGATAGCAGATAATAAATTCTATCAAGATTATTCTTATGTTATTGAGTCTAAAACTCAGATAAAAGATTGGAGAGATCTTATTAAGGATTCAGTTCATCCAGCTGGATTTAAGATGTTTGGTGAACTCAATATTGATGCAAAAGTAGATGTAAAAGTAAGTACCAATTCTAAAACCTCTCAGGTTTCAACACTTAAGCTTTGGGATAAGGATAGTAATAATGCAAGTGTTGTTGATACTAAGAGATATCATCAAACTGTTGTTAACTTATCAGAAGATATCAATGTACTAAGAGGTTATGGATCTCTATCAGAAAAAGCAAGTGATACATCTGGATTGATTGCTAAAGAGATTAAGCTTACTCCACACTTTGATGGTGTATTTGATCAATATGGTAATATCTCTGGTACAAGAGAATTTACTATTGTTGATGCTGCTACTAACAATCCAATAACTCCATATAATGCTATGGCTTTAACCATAACATTAGATTCAGTATTACAAGAACCAGAGGCTGCTTATACTGTATCTGGTGATAAGATTACTTTTGCTGCAGCACCATTTGGTACTAGACAGGAAGGTAATAATACAATTACACCAACTAAATTTATTGGAAGGTTATTTCAATTTAAGGAAGCTTCCAAGAACCTTGAGTATTTGAAGAAGGTTAGACCTATTTTCCAAAAAGAAGGTACATGGATTGATGCTGCTAATCAATTGCGTTTTAATAGGAATTTCATCCAAGAAGAGGCAGTAGGATATGGTAAGGCTAAGTATCCTAACTTAACTTGGAATAATAAAGAATCTAAGTGTATTAGAGATGTTGGATTGATTTTAGATGCTTATGAGCATGACCTTAGATTTGGTGGTAACAGTGCTTCTCATTATGCAGCAACGGAGTATTTCAATGAGACAACTGTAGAAGCTTCTGCTGTTGAGATATACAAATACACCATGAACTTGTGTATTGCTGCAGCAAGGAATTGGGATATATCAGTTAAGAACTGTAATGTATCTCAAGGACAGGATATTGTTACACTTCCTTCTACTTTAGGTATATGTGTAGGAATGAATGTAAGTAGTGGTAATCAATTTGATGAAGGTACTATTGTTACCGAGATAGTAAGTTCCACACAGATTAAAGTTTCTAAAGCAGCAAATATTGCATATCCAGCTCAAAATATTAGTACAGTTGTTAATAACAGTGGAACTACCAATTACGGTCCTATTACTGTGACTGGTACAGGTGTACTAAATGTGGGTATTGGAGCAACTACAACTGTTTATTCTACAATCAATAATATTGATGAAATAACTTTCTCATTCAGTAGAATTAATAATGGTAAGTTCATGGATGCTGCTAAGCTTATCGAAGGAAATAAGAAGTATATTTCAGAAGAGACTATTGGTTGGACAAAAGCAAATTATCCAAACTTAGTAATACCTGATGAAGATAAGTGTCAAAGAGATACTGAATACCTTGTAGATGCAATGGTATACCATATAAGATATGGTGGTAACTGGAATGTTGTTGATTTTGGTGAGAGATATTATTTTAAGAATAAACTCAATCATATAGTAGATCAAAAAGCAGAGAGTGTTGCTGCTTATACAAAAGCAACTGAGCTTATGATCGAAGCAATGAAGAACAATCTTCCAACTGGCACATATACTAATATTATTCCTTATGAAGATACTACTATTCTTGCTGATCCTAATGGTCCTTATGTAACAACTTGTGCTGAAGTAGAATCTGCATTGAATAGTTACATTCAAATAGTTACTAAGACTATTAATAATGGTCCAAACTTATTTACTAAGGTTGAAGATAATAATCAAAGAATGGGTAATTGGACTACATCAAGGACATATACCAATATAAACATACTTTCTAAAACAGATGTATTTGCTGAGTGTGATACTGTAGTATCTGCATTGAATTCATTGTTCTTGAATGTTGAATCTATATTGAATGGTAGTGCAGTAGTTAAGTCTTTACCAGATTATTTCGACAATGATAATAAAGAATTTGAGTTATATTACACTGATAATACACCAGTAAAGACAGAAGTAGAGCATAACCTTATAGTTGGTATCAATGGTATCTTCCAGAATGCTAAGTATGACGAGACATTCCCTAGATTAAATTCTTACTACATTAAGAGATCTGCTGGTGCTAGTGATCCTGATAGAATAATATTCTCAGAAGCACCTAAGTGGAAGCAAAATCTAAACACTTTAACTGTACAAGAACCTCTTGCTGTTGATAAGTTCTTTGCACATAATATTGGTGGTTACATAAGAATGAGTCTAGATGAAAGTAATTTCAATGGATCCATTACTGGTCCATTTATTATGAGGGATGAGAAGACTGGTGATGTGGTAGTTATTGATGATGATAGATTTGCTTTTGTTTATATTGATGGAATATTACAGAAAAGGAATACCGCATACACCATAAACGAATCTAGTATTACATTCAGTCAAGCTTTGAAGAAAGGTCAGAGTGTTAGTGTCGTTTTATTAACAGGTACTTCTGTTGATCAGTTATTAGATGCATTTAATGTAGAACCAGATCGTTTCTTTAATGAAGTAACTATTACAGTTACTGGTGGTTCTGCAGAATATGCTACTTTTATTTCAGCTGTAAGAGATGGTGCAGTGATTTATCAGTTTACTGATAACTCCTGGCCAACACCTGATGTGTATACAACTATTGGTATGGTTAGGAAGTATAACCAAACTGCTAGTGGGTGGGATGTTACTCTTATTGCTCAGAACCCTAAGATTGATCTTACCAAACCTCTAAGAATTGCTGCAAATACTGATCTTCAGACTGCATCATATACTGAGGTTGATTTATCTTCTCTTACTACAGCAGTTACATATAATGATGTTGATGGTAAGAGACTTCTTAGGAAGGATAGTGTCTCTTGGTTGTATGATAGAGTTAAACCTACTATAACCTCATTGGAACCTGGTGATCATATTAAGATCGATGGTGAGAGTGATTATAGAACAGTTAAATTAACTCCTAGAGAATCTACATCATTAGGTCATGTTGAAGACACACAAGTCACAGATAATGTAGGTATTGTCTCTGTTAGCAATTATAATGGTGATACTAAAGGAGAAGGTCTTGACGTTACAGCAGTTCTTACTGGAGATGTTGTAACATCATTGAATTGGAATAAAACTGTTCTTGGTTCTAATCCACAAGCTCATAATTATGAGACACCACCAATATTGACATTTGAACCAGTTAACTTAAATGGTGGTGGTGCTAAAGCATCTGTTATTGTTGATGGTGGTAATGTTATTGATGTTATTCTTGAATCTGGTGGTAGTGGGTATACTGCTCCACCTACTGTTAATGTTTCACGTGGTTATGATATCATCAAGAAGACTAGACAGTTCGATACCAAATATCTCCGTAAAATTGAAGACACTATAACTGGTCTTAGTGCTCTAAATACTACATCATTAGTTGGAGAAGCAACACAGTTAGCATTTGAGTTTACTCATAGTGTTGCTGCAGCATCTTCTCAGAGTGATCAAGTTAAGGTTACTCAGCAACTCGTTAGGGACAATAAAGTTTCTGTTGGTCCAACGGAGATTCATGTTACCACACCTCATAGTATTACTCAATCTGCAATGGGAACAACTACATCGTTGACTCATTCAATTAAACAGATTGAACTTGATAACACAATATCAATGACTGGAACAGTTACATTAACAACTCCTGCTAGTAGTCCTACTATTGGTATGGGTACTTCAACATCAGCAGTCCTTTCCGCAACATTATTAGATACTGACTTCGATTGGACTGATGCTAATGTGATGGTATCAACTACTGGTGCATTTGATGCAACAGGTGTGATACAAGTCGGTAAGTTCCGTATCGCTTATAGTTCAAAATTATCTGATCGTTTTGTCGTTGATTACGGCAGTGCAGATACTATTCAACCTTCAGGTCTAACAACTGAAACTGCAGGAACTGTAGTTAGACAAGTATAAATATAAATAACTCGGATATCCTGTAGTACAAAACTACCCAATTTTCAA